AATCTTTTGGTTGATGATACAAGGAATTTGATGATTCTTCTTGACGATAGAAGTCTCAGCGAGCTCCATTTTTGAGCAATGATAGCACTTAAAACGGCCTTTTCTAAGAAGAATTCTAGTTTGAATTTTTTTATACTAGAAAATCAGAACCATAATACCTATATAAAAATATTATAGTTCTAATAGGATTTACCCAAAAGTTTTAAGGCGGTCTTTTTAGAACTTTAATTGTTTGAAATTTAGGTAGCAAATTTGTTTCTATTTTGTCAACTTTTCCTATTTTTATCTTGTTGAGGCTGGTATTTTAACAATTCAGGAATTGATAGTGAATGTGTAAAATTTTTTGTTAGAATAAGTTTATAAAAAAGAAAAGGAGTATTTGATTATGTTACAAAAAATTTATGAGCAGATGGCTAATTTCTATGATAGTATTGAAGAAGAGTATGGTCCTACATTTGGTGATAATTTTGACTGGGAACATGTTCATTTTAAATTTTTAATTTATTATTTAGTGAGATATGGCATTGGTTGTCATAGGGATTTTATCGTTTACCATTATCGTGTTGCTTATCGTTTGTATCTTGAAAAATTGGTAATGAATCGGGGTTTTATTTCTTGTTGAGGTAATTTTAGTAAATTTCCGAACTAATTTACTCTTTTATGTAAAGATAATAGTAAATAGCTAGTAATTTTTCTAAATCATTTTTTAATAGTTGGAAATAGCAAATCTTTCTATTGTTTCTTCTTGATAAAAAGGCGATTTTTTATTATAATAAATTGTAAGATATAATTGCAGGTGAGAGTCCTGCCATGTATGTGAGAAAGGAAGAGCCTGAGGGCTCAGACAAAATTATGACTTCAGTTGTTGTTGTAGGTACCCAATGGGGTGATGAAGGTAAAGGGAAGATTACAGACTTCCTTTCAGCGAATGCAGAAGTGATTGCACGTTACCAAGGTGGTGATAATGCTGGTCACACGATTGTGATTGACGGTAAGAAATTTAAGTTGCACTTGATTCCATCTGGGATTTTCTTCCCTGAAAAAATATCTGTCATTGGGAATGGTATGGTTGTAAATCCTAAATCTCTTGTAAAAGAGTTGAGCTATCTTCATGAGGAAGGTGTAACAACTGATAACTTGCGTATTTCTGATCGTGCGCATGTTATTTTGCCTTATCATATCGAGTTGGATCGCTTGCAAGAAGAAGCTAAGGGCGACAATAAGATTGGTACGACAATTAAGGGAATTGGTCCAGCTTATATGGACAAGGCTGCTCGTGTTGGAATTCGTATTGCAGATCTTTTAGATAAAGATATTTTCCGTGAGCGTTTAGAACGTAACCTTGCTGAAAAGAATCGTCTTTTTGAAAAATTGTATGACAGTAAAGCGATTGTTTTCGATGATATTTTTGAAGAATATTACGAATATGGTCAACAAATCAAGAAATACGTGATAGATACATCTGTTATCTTGAATGATGCGCTTGATAATGGCAAACGTGTGCTTTTTGAAGGTGCACAAGGTGTTATGCTAGATATCGACCAAGGTACTTATCCATTTGTTACGTCATCAAACCCTGTAGCTGGTGGTGTGACAATTGGTTCTGGTGTCGGTCCAAGCAAGATTGACAAGGTTGTAGGTGTATGTAAAGCTTATACGAGTCGTGTAGGAGATGGTCCTTTCCCAACTGAGTTGTTTGATGAAGTGGGAGAACGTATCCGTGAAGTGGGTCATGAGTATGGTACAACAACTGGTCGTCCACGTCGTGTAGGTTGGTTTGACTCAGTTGTGATGCGTCATAGCCGTCGTGTTTCTGGTATTACTAACCTTTCTTTGAACTCTATTGATGTTTTGAGCGGTTTGGATACTGTGAAAATCTGTGTGGCCTATGATCTTGACGGTCAACGTATTGACTACTATCCAGCTAGTCTTGAGCAATTGAAACGTTGCAAGCCTATCTATGAAGAGTTGCCAGGTTGGTCAGAAGATATTACCGGAGTTCGCAATTTGGAAGATCTTCCTGAGAATGCGCGTAACTATGTTCGTCGTGTGAGTGAATTGGTTGGCGTTCGTATTTCTACTTTCTCAGTAGGTCCTGGTCGTGAACAAACAAATATTTTAGAAAGTGTTTGGTCCTAAGAGATTTTTAAGATTTGTTTAAGATAGGTCGGGTATACTATAGACAGTTACAAGAAGACCTCCTAACTTGTTGTAACAAATATCCTAAACTTTTCTTTTTCATAATAATCTCCCTATAGAGTCACCGCATTCGGTGGCTTCTTTTGTGTTGGGATTCATGATATAATAATAAAATCGATAAGTAGGAAAAGAGAAAAGAGATGTATTATACGCTTGAAGAAAAAGAAGTCTTTATGAGGGAGGCTTTGAGAGAGGCTGAGATTGCTCTTGAACACGATGAAATTCCAATTGGTTGTGTGATTGTCAAAGATGGGGAAATCATTGGTCGTGGGCATAATGCGCGTGAGGAATTACAGCGAGCGGTTATGCATGCGGAAATTATGGCTATAGAGGATGCGAACTTGAGTGAGGAGAGCTGGCGCTTGCTGGATTGCACACTTTTTGTGACCATTGAACCTTGTGTCATGTGTAGTGGGGCGATTGGGCTTGCCCGCATTCCAAATGTGGTCTATGGGGCTAAAAACCAGAAATTTGGCGCTGCTGGGAGTTTGTACGATATCTTGACAGATGAGCGTCTCAATCATCGTGTGGAGGTTGAAATAGGAATTTTGGAAGATGAATGCGCAGCTATCATGCAGGATTTTTTTAGAAATAGACGGAAAAAATAATTTTGCTTTTAAAATGAATAGGAATGTGATATAATAAATAGTGGAGCAACAGTTCTGCGTGAAGCGGGTCAGGGGAGGAATCCAGCAGCCCTAAGCGATTTGAATTGTGTGCTCTTTTTTCGTGCACTTTAAAAACCCTTTAAAATCAACACTTTAAGGGGTTTTTGTTTGTCTTGTATAAGAAAAAGGGGCAGACGAGGGGCACAATTTAAAATTTTATCTTGTCTAACTTGCTAGATATGTCTGATACCATTTTTTGAGTAACGTGAGAATAAATCTCTAGTGTGGTCTTTGAGTCACTATGCCCTACTCTGTCCATGATGGCAGTCAAGGGAATGCCCAGCTCAGCAAGTAGGGATATGTGAGAATGTCTAAATGTATGTGTAGTTATGTTTTTTTCTATGCCGATTTTTTGACCATGTCTTTTCAATGCACAAATAACCCTGGCATTTGTTATTGGTTCTCCTAGAGTATTGATGAAAATAAAATCTGTATCAAATCCATTTGTCGCATTCTCTATTATTTGCTCTTTGATAATATCTAACACTTTTTGAGGTGCTGTTATAACCCTATCGGACTTGATTGTCTTTGGTGTAGTTCTCTCTTTTTGTCTGAAATCGTATGTATGCTTGATGTGAATAGTCTTTTTAGAAAAATCTATATCTTCCTTGTAGTTTAAGGCTGCCAGCTCTCCATACCTCATGCCAGTAAGAAAAAGAACTTTAGCTATTCGGATATACTTTGTAATTCGATAATCACATAGGGCCTCGTCTTTTAAATTTTGGATGAATAACTTAAACTCTTTTTGGTCTAAGTATTTTGTATTTTTCTTTCTGAGTTCGTCGGATGTAATTACTTTTCTAGGCGTTTCAACAAATAGCATTTCATTTGTATCAATATAATTCATTCTGATAGCAAATTTCATTATCTGATTGAGCTTGAATTTGATTTTAGAAACATAGTTATGAGATCTCCCATCTTGTAATAGTTGATCTATTACTTTTTGTAATAAACGTCTATCAAATTTCTAACTAGGTAGTCGCCCTCTATCTGCTTTAAAATCTCTTTTTTTACATTCTTTGAAGCGTAGACGGTTGAGTTTTTTACGCCGTGTTTCCAATTCTCCTCAAATTCTTCATATAGTTTTTCAAAAGTTATATTAGAAACAGAATGTTGTTTTTCTCCTAACTTTTGTTTTATCTTTTCCTGAAGTAAAATCGCAGCTTGATTTCTTGCTTGGGGAGTTTTTTTCTCCATCGTTACTGAGACTTTTTTTAATTTCTCAGTATATGGATCTTTGTATCTCTCAAAAAATTTATATTTGCCGTTTGGCAATTCTTCCATCCACATTGATTTTACCTCACTTTTTTGATAAAATGGGTATAGTAAAGAGGGCTTTTTTTATTATGAGAATTTCTTGATTACTTCTAAAATTTCATTGGCATAATTTGCGACTTCGAGAGGGGTAGACACCGGGAAGATGCCTTTATCACGGATTTCGATAGTGCTTTTTTTTGAATTTGAACGATAACGTAATACCCATTTTTTGATGTTATCGTCAACCAAAACATTGAAATAGCTACGGTTATCTCTGTAAAATACACGTTCTGGAGAAACTACATCCCTAGCAAGCATTTTAACAACAGTATAAACTTCTAATTCAGCAGGAGTTGTGATAATTTCGTCAGTTACTTCGACAATCTCTTCAGCTTCAGCTTCAACTTTTGGAATATCGGTTGTTACTTTGGTTTCAACGCTTGTATTAAGTGCAGCACTTAATTTTTCATTAACTCGCTCTGTGATGAATTGATTAAACCCTTTCACAATAATGGGAGAAAATGTCGTTAAGATATTTTGAGTAACACGCCCTTCATAGATTTCAGAAGTTAGATATCTGAGGAAGCTATCTGACGGTGTAGTGATATTTTCAGTAAGGAACGCTTTAAGATTGTTGAGGTATTTCAATTCAGAAGCTGATGAAACAATATTATCAATATCAAAATTCTCTTTGTGGAATTTGATGATTTCAGTAAATTGATTTTCTTTGATATCAGTCACATCGATTGTTAAGAATGGAGTTGTGTCCATTTTATTTGGCTCATCTAAATCAGTAAAGAATTTATATTCTCTACCATTTGTCAAGATACCGAATTTTGATTTAGTAGTTACGAAATATCTGAATAGTTGAGAGTCGTGCTTAGTAAGGTTTTCTGTAATTGATTTACATTCAATTAGGATTTGAGGCTCGCCATCCAAAATGATCGCATAGTCGACTTTTTCGCCTTTTTTAATGCCCACGTCGGCAGTAAATTCCGGGACAAATTCAAGTGGATTGAAGATATCATATCCAAGCGCTTGGAAGAACGGCATAATGAAGGCATTCTTTGTTTGTTCTTCATTCGTAATGCTTTGGCTGAGGTCTGCTACACGTTTGCCGACTTGTTTTAAATCGGCTTTTACTTTATCAATTTCCATATTGATACTCCTTTTTTTAATTTACTAATGCTAAATACTCTTCTTTAACCATGATTTCATTTGTCATGGTTTTTAGATTGTAGTAAGACATGAATTTGAGGTAATCAAACTCTGTGGGGTCGTCTAAGTTTTCTAGAGCGTCTTTTACGAGATGATGGATCATATTCCTATCAGCTTCGTTTTCACAGCGTAGACGGGCGTTCTGGTGCTCTGAGCGTGTGTGGTCTTTGTGTCCAAGTTCGTGTAGGGCGACTTGGATTTGTTGTTCAGGAGTCAAGTTGTGGTCAATAGCGAGCACGTTTGTGTCTGGATTGTAGAAACCGCTATTGTGCCAGTTTGAACCGTCGAAGAGACAAAGTTCTACTTGATATTCTTCGCAGAGTTTAGCGAGTGTCATAGTTCTCCTTCGTTATTTATAGACATCTCTGCGGTGGGCGATTTCCACGGCTAGGACGACTAGTTTATCGTCTTGGATATCACAGATGATGCGGTAATTCTCTACTCTGTATCGCCAGTAACCTGCAAGGTTGGCTTTTAGTGCTTTTCCGTGTTGTCGTGGATTGGTCGTGTTTTCAATGTTTTTAGCAAGCCAGGATAGGATTTGTTTTCTGGTTGGGGTATCTAGTTTTTTAAGTTGCTTGAGAGCTTTTTTATCAATATCTAGCCGATACATTAAGCAATATCCTCTCGAGTTAGTCCTAGTTCATCCAAGACCTCATCCATGGTATAAGTAGCTGGGTCGGCTAAATACTCCATATAGGCTTGGTCGGCTGCTCGTGCGTCTTCGATATCTTCCATGAGTGCCATGAAGTCGTCAAAATCCATGGTCGTTGTGTCGATACCGTGTTTGTTTAGGTAGTCCGTAATGTAGGAATTTTTTTCTGTGAAGTTGATAGTGATAGTCATTAGCGTTCTCCTTTGCTTTTGAAGTGGGCGGATAGGACGGATGTAATGAAGTCGATATCATCTTCATTTAGTGGTTTCCCGTCAAATAACATGGTGTTGGCTGCTGCTTTGCGTAAGTCTATGATTTGTCCGTTTACTTGGGCAAATTCATCACTCCCAGCGATAGCAGGGTTATCTGTTCGTCCGAGCAGGTAGTCGGTGGATACGTTGAAATAATTAGCAATTTCTGCGATACGTTCAGCGTTTGGCGTAGAATTTTTTATCTTATAGAGTGTATTTCTACCATAACCTAAGTCTTCTTCTACTTGTCCAAGAGCTTTTCCACGCTTTTTTGCCAATTCTTTTATTTTTTCAAATGTCTCAAACATTGTTAAATCAACCTTTCTAAGACATCACAAAAAAAATTTAACAAATTTGGTGTAAAAAGGTTGACTAATTATCCCAAAAGGTGTAAAATGTTTTTTGTAAGTGATAAACAACTAAAAAAACAACTAAGAAATAAATTATAAAAATGTTTTGGCGAACGGTATTTATAGATTTATTGGTGTTTTTATTATGCTTTAATTTTAGCCGATTTGGTGTAAGTTGTCAAGTATAATGCAGAAAAATAGTTACATTTTTAGTTGTTTCTTATTTACAAATAAGTAAAGAGGAGGAACGTGCTGATGGTAAGTATTCTTAAAAATTTAGAACAAGAAAAAGACCACCTTGAAAAAGTCATTAAGGTAGTCAGCGCTGGTGGTAAATTTCTGAGATTGCCATATCAAAAAAGTCACGCTCGATTAGTGAGAATCTGAAATTGATTTCTCAAAATCTTTACCATCATCGTAGATGTCGCGTTTGCTTGCTTTGAGTAAATATTCTTTAAAAGTCATAAGGTTAACTCCTTTCTGCTTATATTATAGCAGAAAAAGAAGAAAGAAAAAGAAAGGAGAAAATATGCCAGATATCGCAAACGGTCGCGAAAGAGTTATTGCTTTCTTGAAAGAGAAAGGCATTAAAAAAGCAACTCTAGCGGTTGCTTACGGCTTTAAACGACAGGAAGTGACAAACATTCTAAGTGGAACGACTAAAGGTCCACGAGCGAACAGTTTCATTCTTCAGGTTATTGAAGATTATGGGATTGAGTAGGAAAGATTTGAGGAGTAGGAAAATGAGACCAAAACGATATCCGTATAGTGGACAAAAAGAGTCCACCTTTGTAAAGGCAGACCCTGAGTTAGTTGAAAAACTTTTAAGAAACACTAGTTTTCTTGAGTGTTTACAAAAAAAGCCTATCAATTTTCAGATAGACTCAGAAGAATTTAAGCGTCTTAGCTATGAAGCCATTCATGATACTTCTCAAGTAACTCAATAGGAGGAAGGAATAAAATGATTCACCATTATATAACTCACTATGCCAGCAATGGGAAAGATTACGCCGAAGCATGGATTCAAATTGATTTTTTGGGAATGTGCTTTTGTGTATGGAAAAAGCGTACAACCATTGAACGATTGTACGCAAACGAAGATTAGACTTTTTTCCAACCGTTGCCTTTAGCAGATGTCGGAGGGAGCCGATCACCTTTTCCGATAGTTGCGGTATGACCATTAGTAACTTTTCCGCCACGAGGTCCTACCTCTACATAGCGACCAGGTTTCTGATTATCTGTTCCAGGTTTTATTGGAGTATTTGCCATACTATCTCCTCCTTTCTATAAGTTTGAGAAAATCAACGGTATCTGGTATTATTTCGATGGCTCAGGCTATATGCTTTCAGACCGCTGGAAGAAGCACACAGACGGTAATTGGTACTACTTTGACCAATCAGGCGAAATGGCCACAGGCTGGAAGAAAATCGCTGACAAGTGGTACTATTTTGATGTAGAAGGTGCCATGAAGACAG